TGTTTACCTTCTTGGAGAAGACCGTCATGAATAATGCCTACGATACGTTTGAGAGTAAGATGAATATCAATTTTATTTTGTCCCCCAAATGCCCAACCATTGAAATGATTCTCGGGATAGATATTTGGATCACAATATTTTTTCATCTCTTCATACCACTGATCACTTTGAGTATGAGTAAGACCCTGTAGAACATTTAAGAACTTACAGTTACCATTACGGTTCTCAATAAAATATTTGTTATTGATATGTGTAGCATCAATAGCCTCTTGAATAGTACTGATGCCATGCAATGACTTACCTGTCTTTGGATCTTTTAAGTGAAATGTGCGTAGAGATTGCGAAGGAATATCAAGACACATACCATAGTCCATGTATGTGTCCATCCAATTAAGGACTGCCTTACGCTTAATCATTGCTTTGGGACAGTTAGGATCTTTCCAATCAGCAGGCCATTGACCTTTTAGAATTTGAAAGCCCCCACTGTCACCTAGCATGAAAGTACCTGCTTCACGATCACGGATAATACTTTCGTTGAAGTCAACTTTAGTAGTATCTAAGTTAGCATGACCTGCACTATACAGGCCCCACTTGTAATAGTACAATCCTTCTTTGCTATTAAGAAAATTAAGTTTTTCTACATCACCACCAAAACCTTTAGGAATTCTTGCTGAGTCAAAATACTGTTCGCCATTGCGTTGCTTACCTAAGCCAGCAATATAAAAACTACTAACTGCTGGTAAGAATAGTGCCCAATCGGGATTGTGTGATGTTGATAGATTTACTTGTTCCATTATGCTTTCAAGAGCGTTGTAACTACTTTAATCTGCTCTTTAGTGTAGTTGAGTTGGTCAACTAAATCTTTAAGAGTAGTATTTTCTTTTGCCAGCCTTTCTAGTTCGTGTTCTTCATGCATTTTTTCTCTAGCCCACCGCATAACCATCAGGTAGTCATGGTCAGCATTTAAATTTATTGAATTTTCAATATCTATCCAACTACCACCGCTGCTTACTTGAAATTTTTTACTATTACCGTTCCATTGAACAGCACCAGTTGAAGATGGTAAATTGTATGACGTATCATTTTGAAAAAACGGCACACCACCTGAGTGGTTAATTCTAATCATTTAATTTGAGCCGGTAAACGATAGTAGTATATAGCAAGTCCACTGTCAATGACAATTTCAGCTACACCTTGATCAGAAATTCTTACGGTTTTGTCACCTGGCAAGTCCATAATTGCCAAGAAAGTTTTAATAGGCCACATCATTGATCTAGCCAACGTTCCTGTTACTTGTGGATAAAATATAAAATTGCCTGAGTGAGTAGTTGGATCTCCAAAGTAAATTTTAAGATCACCATTTTCAACCTTAACCGTAAAAGTTTCTTCTTCACTATTGGCTTGATGCTGTTTTTTCAAACGTAAAATACCTGCTACTGTGGGCTCAAATTCTATGTTCCAAGTAGCACCTTTAAAAGAAACACTTTTAATTTTATCTTCTACTACTGATTTCTTCATAAACCTATAATTATTTACGAAATCACTAGTTTTTGTTTCAAACAAAATAGCACTAGGCTGTACACCTTCATCAGTTTTTTGTGTAGAAACTGTAATGATAGCATTTTCATCATAATCTTCAAATCCCAAAATTGTTTTGAGTTTGCTTAAGTTTGGCATACCAAATGTGCCATCAAACTCAATAATTGGAGTTTTAAAATTACCTGAAAATATAACGCTTTTGTCCTCAGACAATGCAAACATCTGTGTTGATGTTTTAGTACCCACGATTTTAATTAGGTCTAGCTTACCTAATCCATATGTATGTTCAACTAAATCTTGTAAATTATCTTTCATGTTTTTCCTTTATGTTTAAAATATTTAGGCATTTATACGTCGTATAATAGTGGAATTTATTGCGAATGTCAATACTAGTTTACCCAAATGTAAACAATTGGTCAAATGTTGAATTAGTATTAGTATTACTACGCAAATCCCAACCTAATACACCTAGCAAATTTTCTATTTTTTCATCTACTAATGTACGTTCCATTTCGTTATCATCAAATGGAAGTTCACAGAACCAAGCAGGTAACCTTAATTCATCAGTTGGATATGCAATACTAGTGAACCCTAACGCATTTTGTTTTAGTTTACAAACGATAACCTTCATTCCATCAACGATTTTCATAGAATAATTGTCACCATTAACTCTGCGTAAGTAGTTATAGTTCAATGCCGCTCTAACATGTCCTGGCATATTAGCACGACCAGTTTTACTGTTAGCTTCCAAGTCTCCATACGTTGTAAGTTTGTTTACACCTTTAGGAGATCCTTTAGTCCAACTGTCCTGTTCACTTAGTGTTTTCTTAAACTCTTTGATTTTTTCAATGACTTCTTCGCGGCTTTTACCCTCTTGCAATACCATACACAAGACGTCCATCAAAAAGTCTTGAATGTATTTAGGAGTATCCGCTCGTTTCAAATCAAGGCCCATAGCCTTAACGTCACCCATTTTACCGTCTTTATCTTTGCGCTTACCTTCTTTGTCAAAGATATTGATAGCATAACGTTTCTTTGTGATAAACAGTGTACGATCACCAATCAATTCACGGCCAGCCTTGATGATTTCTCCATTCTTTCTTGGAGCATGAAATGCTCGTTCCATGAAAGCAGGAAATGAATCGTTAGCCTGATCGGCAATACCATCATACAAGCCAATACAAGTTTCTTTATTCCACTCTAATTCACCACCTTTTATTTGTGGTTGCAAACTAGCATAAGCACTAAAGTAGCAACTGTCAGTATCTCCATAGACAATCGCAGAACCATCGTGGTTATATTCACCAGTGATTGTTTCATTGATGGTACTCATCATATGCTTAACAATCTGTCTACCGCTTAGAGTAACACTTTGACCGATACGCTTGTCATAGAAACGACAATGCTCGTTTAATAGTGCGCCGTATGCTGAGTTAAGCAAAATCTTACGCACTAATTGACGCTTATCCCAATACTCTTTATCTTCGTCAGTAGTAGATTCTCTAAGTTTCTTTTGCATGACCTTACGATCACTATACCAACGTGATAGTAGACCAGGAATCACACCTTCTTGGTCATACTTAAATATAGTACCATTAGCACTAAGTATCCAAGGCTTGTGACTATCAAAGATTAATTTCCAAATCTCTGCCGCACTCATTTCTTCACTACGACCATCTTCATAGTCTAGTGTAAGCATTGTGCCGCGTTCTTGGTTCATAATAGCAGTATATTCTAGTGAGCCAAACAAGCCTTCCCATAGAATACTACCAGTTACGGCATCGTCATCTTCTTTAGCACGTTTCTTTTCGTTGGCTAACCTTTTGCCTTTGTCTTGCATGTATTGGTTAGTGAGTGATTGCCTGACCTGACCGACAATGGTCTCAGGGGCCATGTTAAGAGCGCGGATTGCTGACGGGTAAAGACTGTTAATGTCAACTGCTCCGACCCATTCGTGAATGCCCCTTTTGGGCGTAGCAACATAGGCACCTGCCGCTTGTTGTTCATCATTACTTCCTTCCTTTCGTTTTTTATCAGGGACTACTAAACCACGCTCATGGGCTTCGTTCATGATTGCCATTTCAATCATTGCAACTGAACCCATCACTGTTGGCAATAGCACTGTGTTCTCATGTGCTAGAGCATTTGCTAAATCTAGAAATTTCAACTTGTTGTGAATCTTAACCAACAACATAGTATCCTGCCTGTTATACTCAAGGAACTTTTTAAAGTCCTTGTTATACAATTGGTCAAGAGTACCTTCATATTGTGTTTTATTTTCACCAACTTCCATCTCACCGATAGAGTCTAGTTTATAGCTATGGCGACTTTCATAATTGTATTTTTTGTACAACTGTAGATAGTCCATGTGAATACGACCAACTAAGTCATATGTTTGCTCTTCTTTTCCAAACCTTTCATAAGTTCTTGGCTTAGGCATCTGACCCATCAAACAAAACTTACGGGTATCATCTTTACTCATTACCCTAGTAACACGATTGATCATGTAGGGTATGTCGTATCCTTCTGAGTTCCAACCAGTTAGAACATCGGCATTGTCAATCAACTGAAAGAACATATCAAACATTTCCTTTTCACTTTTAAAAAGGATAGTGTTATCAAATTCTCCTACAATTTCTTGTGCCGTTTCTTCGGACATATGTTTAGGAGCAATACATAGAGTAAACAATTGGTCTAGCCAATCCAAATACATACTAATTGCTGTTACAGGGTTGAATGGATCACTAGTGGGACTAAAGCCCTTTTCAGGATCAAAATCAACCTCAATGTCAAAGAAGCATGTATGCAACTTAGGAGGATCAATTTTCAGATAATTCTCTGAAAGGCAGCGAAAGACTACATTGATATCACTTTCAAATAATTTCTTACCTGAATGAATCCTACGCTCCTTTTCAAACTCAGCACGTTTTCTTGTACTGAATTTGTTTACAGGATCGCCATAAAGACTACGATATTTGCCCTTAGGATCGCTGTAATAAAATGTATAGTTAGCAGGGTACTCTTTAAAAGTCCTTGTACCTTGGGTAGTCCGTTCTACGACAAATATCTTGTCGCCATTGCGGTCATGTATAGCGTCTACATAACTCATAGGGTTTTGCCAACCGTCTCCAAAATCGTATTGAGTTCGTCATGGTCTTTGTTAGTCTGACCCAAACTAGCCTTATGAGCAATTTTTACTGCTTTCTTCAATGTGCTAGCCTTAATCTCTAGTTCTTCGGCTACTGCTTTAATGGTATCATTCAAGCCACCGTTTAGTGTATCAATTTCATGCATGGTAGCCATGCCTTCGTTGATCATTTGGGTAAGCTTAATTTTTGCTTCTGCGCTAAAAGTTCGTGCAGTCATAGATTCTCCTTGTGAAGTAATTTAGTATACAGTATGTGCGTAACAAAGTCAAACTTTTTGCGTAATTACGGGTCAATTACGCTTTCATTAAGTTGTTGACAAATGATAATAGTAGTTTATGATGGGCAAATTCATGCCAATATGATTGTAGATAGGGTCTGTCGTACCAACTTGGCATACTTTCAGGGTGGCACCCAATCAAACCAATTCGTTTTTGGTAGATAGCCATTGGATCACCATTGGCATAGGTTGACACAATACTCATTTTATTTTGGTCACCTATCAATGCACACCCATCATAAAAGTACATTGATTGTGGTTCATCATTCCATAATACATCTGCTATGGTTGCATAACTTCGTTTAATATCGCTTTTACGGCGTTTGATATATTGTACTGGTTCTACATCATCAAGCAACTTAAAATAGTATTTGCCTGCCCAGTATGCTCCCATGCAAATGCCCAAGTACCTACCACCGTTATGAATATATTCGGTTACATCATCAGCACGGTTTTTAAGTAGATGTTCAAACGAATCGCTATCGCCAATACCACCAGGAAAGGCTACAATGTGATACTTCTTAAGTTTTTTTAATTTAACATCTTTAAACGGCAATATTTCTATATTAAAGTCACATGATAATGCTTCGTACATTCCAGAGCAACATAATACACTGCATTCTGGATGATTCATGAATAATGCAATACTAGGTTTAATTTAACCACCTCGCTCAACAATTTTTTTAACAGTAGTTCTTAATCCAGGATTAACCTTTAATGCATGTGGCATTAGTTCGTGTCTGATATAATTTCTAGTATAATTAGTGTCTTTATTGCTGATATCCTCACTCCATTTAACATGGTGTCGTTCACACCATGAAATGAATTCTGTTTTTGGAGTAGTTAAAAATGGTCGCATAACATTTCCACGGACATATCTATGTGGGAGTTTTGCTTTTCCGTGTAATGATGACCAAATATATGTTTCTACACAATCATCTAAATGATGTGCTGTAATTACCGTGTCAAATCCACGAAGAAAATCGTAACGCTTATTTCTCCAAAACTCTTCTTGACTTAATTCTTTGGGTTTGGATTCGTTTAGTTTTCCAAAGAATAGTGGTAAATCATGTTCACTACAATAATTGGCTACAAATTGATATGCAGCATCGCTGTTAGGTGTACTATGATGATAAAAGGCCACAGTAACCTCATGATTTCTACGCAAGAAATCTAATACAGCCATACTATCTACACCGCCGCTACAAGCAACGGTCAATTTTTTGGGTAATGGAAAAAGTAATTTAAGCATCTGTGTATGATAACACAAGATGACTTAAAGATCAAGTATCATTACAGGGTTATTACCCGCCGTACCCACTACTTCAAACCCAAAACCCTCATACCATTTTGTTAAATCAAATGGGTTATCTTCGTCGGTATCTGAGATTAATATAATGGCTTCTGCGCCGTTATTAGCAGCATCATCAATTGCGTTGCTTACTAAATCATTACCAATGCCTTGACCACGATAATCATCATCTACATACATGTTTCTTATTAACCCCAAAGTTTTATACCGTTTTGCGATATTGTCTATTAACTCAGGTGTTGCACCTTGACTTTGTAAGTAGTTATTAATATTGGGTTTATCTGTAGACATAACATACCCTTCTAACGAACCACCTTCGGTATGTTGTGTGATTGATTTCTGTTCGGTAATAAATTCAAAATGTCTCATTGGAAAATATGGTGATTCTTTTCACCGTATATCTTAATATACTTGCCAGCTAAACAATCTGCCATGACTTCTATTGGGCTGCCAGGGTAACTAGATCCCGGTTTAATCATATTCAATTCACCTTGTCTGACATGAACCAATTCGTGAAATACCGTTCTTAGTATGTCAACCAAATTACGGTTTTTAGCATATACCCAAACACTGTTATCACCATCAGTATGGCTACCAGTATGATGATTAGTTTGTGCTTCTTCAGTATCCATGCTTAGTTCAATTTTGGGAGTGGTTTGTAAATTCAACTTTTTAGCAGCCCAATCTACAAACTTTTCTACTTCTTGTTCTAAATCACATTCAACATCAGATTCGTCTAATTTTCCTTTAACCCAACTATCAGGACTACGATTAAATTTTTTCACAAATAAATCATTCAATGCATCACTACTAAGTTCATGCTTTTGTGCAATTATCCGCATTAATTTATCAATGGTATTATAGTTGTGTTTGGATAGGCCAGGGAGTTTTTTATATAACTCCATAACCGCAGTTTCACCAACGAATGATTCAGTTATCATTTATATTAATTACACCAAGATTGTTTTGCTTCGCCAAAGTATGCTCTAGCATAATTATTTGTAATAAGTTGTTCACGTAAACTCTTACCATCAAGGATTACATCGCCTAATACACGCCCACCAAATTTATCCCAGTCCATGATAACAACTTGGCGTTTTTGTGCATGAGATACTAAATCTTTTGTAAATGCGGAAGCAGCCTGTCCTCTTTGATCTTCTTGTGGACATTTGGCTCTAAATCCTTTTTCAGGAGTATCTACACCAAATACTCTTATACTAAGTTCTTGTTTAAGTGGAGGTGGTAAAAATGTAGCCTGAAATGCTACTGTATCACCATCTAATACTCTAGTAATAGGGAAATCGTATATAACACCTTGTGGTGTTTTTTGTGCGTCAACCGTAGTTGATATTACCAATAATGCGATTGCTATAATTTTTTTCATAATATACTCCTTTTGTTATCCATTTACCACATGACGGAGAACAAACCTATTAGGATCTAGCGAACTAGCACTATTTCTAGCCATGCGGCGATAATCATCTAAACGACTCAACGCGGCTTCATCATCGTATGCCTGAAAAAGTTCATATTCTTCACCAGTTCTACTGTCATAAATTTGATATTCAGGCATCCTACTTGGTGGTTGACCAAATGCAGGTTCAGCAGGGCCAGCACTTACTTTTGCTTGAATAGGCTGAATAGGTTTTTGTATACCTCTTGCTCTTTTAAGTAAAGTTATTAAGTCTTGTTTCTGTAATTGTCCAGATGAATACTTGGCAAAAACATCAAGTGCATCGCCTTTAGTTGTAGGTTTTAATAATTTATATAATTTTTTAAGATATTCTGTACGATATTTTTGTGGGTCACAAGCGGCATCTAATGCTACTACAAATCTTAATAGTGTATTTTCTAATTTAGGTATATCTTCATTTAACCAATCGCCACCTGGGCTGCGAAATTCAATATAACCCTCTTTAGTATTAATACTAACATATTTGCTAGTATTTCCACTATGAATAAGTTTTGCTGCCTCTACACTTAAACCCTTTCTCATTTCATCAAAAAAGGTAAGTAACTCCGGTTCACTTTGCATATAAGTGGCTCTAGACTGTAAACTACTCATTGCACTTTTTGCGAAACTATTTGCTGAACGACCAAATTGGTCTAATACATATTCATCACCTAATAATAGCGCAAGTTTTACATAGTCTAATTTTTCACGGCTGCACCCAGGTACACTTACATTCATGTGTAAACCTGTACTTCTATTAGTATAACAAATATTTGTTCTAGCCCATTGAACTACTTCATTTAAACTATTGATCATTTCATCTAAGGGCAATGGATTACTTACAAATTCTAAACCTGAATCACTGGGTTCTTTCTTTGATGTAAGACTACCATCTGGCTCTATAGTGTAAGTATCATTTGGTTTACTACGGCCAATAGGTGTCCAATCGTTGCCTCCGCTTGACATATAATAAGAACCGTGGTAACTATCACTTACCGCTATGTTGTTAAGACCTAAGTCTGTCATAAACTGTAAAGCAACTTGTTTTATAGTTCTTTCACCTCCAACCTCTGGATATGTCCAATATGGCCAAGTAATGTCATAGCCTGATTCAATATCACTCATGAATCTAATGCCTGAATCTCTTAAAAACTCTCTTTCATTTGAGTCATCATTCATATATTCTTCAAGCATAGATTCTCTAAAAGCCTCATCCGCTTGATCATATATTTCATTACCATGACCTTCTTCTACAGCCTTTTCAACTATTTTTTCAAGTTCATCTCTATCTTCATATTCAATATTTTCTTTTGCCCATTGATATACATGTTCGGTTGGAGAATGATCCCAATCTTCACTTATTTTTTCACTTACCCATTCTGTATATTCTTCTTGTAATTTGCTATGTAATCTACCAACTTCAAATGGGCTATTCCACTCACCATCGGCTTCAAAAAATTCATATATTTGGTCAAGACTTCTTGCAGGTTGATCTTCATCATAATCAGGTTCTGGGCTTGAATCTTCATCTTCACCTCCTGCAACATCAGGCACATACATTTCAAATTCCATACCTGCCATGGCACCGGTGCCTGCTGCTAACTGCTTTAATGAGCTTGGACTCATATCTATTTCGTCCAAGACTTGGGTTTCGTTTAAAAATTCTAATGCTCTCATATTATTATTTAGTTAATTACCCCAATTTGCTAACAATCCAACCTTGTATAAAAATGGAAGATTGTACACATCATTATAATAAATCTTTATTGAGTTATTGATTGCTTTAAATTCTTTTTCACCAGCATGTACTGGGAACAAATACCAATGTTTATTAATCGCACGAGACAGTGTATTCGAAGGGCCTTTATTTACACCTAAACTTTTTGCTCCTGCTTTTGTCATTGACTTTTCAAATTTCTTTTGAATTTTAACTAGTTCAGGATTACTATTAGCCTGTTCACTTACATTGACCCAACCCCACCCTGATATCATAACACCGGGTGTTTTACTTAAACTGATCCAATTTCTACGACCACCTACTGTTTGGCTTTCGCCTGCTATTAATTGTATTCCCTGATCTCTAAGTGCTATCTTATATAATAGATTACCGACACCCATGCCACGATATTCTTCTGCGACAGTAACGAACTCTACAGTATATGCAGGTTGTAATGGAAAATCTTTTACTGGAGATAATACTAAGTCACCAATTATTCTATCAGTGTTATTAACTATAATAACATGATATTGACCAACGTCATCTTTTGGAATAATACCATATCTTAAATCCTGATCATCAGGTACAGGCTTTAACTTTTTAAACATCGCACTTATTTGTGTGCTAGCCGCTCGTTCTAATTGACCGATATAATCATCACCTTGACTGAATATTTCAGTCTGTGGTATTCTAACAATAGCATCTTGTACTATTTCTTCGTCAACCACAAATTCATTAAGTCTCATTACTCACGCTCAGTTTTAAGTGTGGAATTAATAAACCAAGCTTTTTTACCATACAAGTCTTGTAGTTCAGCCATGTAATTAGCAATGCCTTGTTGACGCTCATTTGTTGCTTCATCAAACATATTAACAACTAATTGGCTTAATGTGTGACAATCTTGTAATAATTCAGCAAACATTAATTGAGCACGAGGAATCTTTGTTTGGTCTTGAATAATACTTAATTCAGCATATCTAGATAAACTGCCTGGTGTGTAATGACCTAGGATTCTAATATACTCGGCAATTGGATCTATGGTAGCATTTACATCTTCATATAATGTATTAAAGAATTCGTGATATTGTGGGAAATTACTGCCTTCAACATTCCAATGAAAGTTTTGTGACTTGATAGCAAACGCTTGTGTACTAGCTAACAGTACTTTTAAATTATCTACTAACATATCTTTGGGTATCCTTTTCTGTTCCAATAAAAATCATAATCTTTCATTTCTTTTTTCCTTGGCAATGAGCCTTTTGTGAAAATCCTTTTGGATTGTTACAATTAATACTTCTCTTATACTTATTACTCCACTTCTCATCTAATTCTTCTTGTTCAGTAGTAAGAGCCATAAGTTTCTGTTCACCTTTTCTAAGAAAAGGTTTATTTTCTTGTTCATACGAACCTGGCATTGGTAAGCCTTTTGTTTCACTTATTCCTTGAAGAATTGAACTCTCGGAAGTTTTCTTTTTAGTAGCAACATTGATTGCTTTACCACTACGCTCGGGGTTTGGATCTTCTCTACGCTTTCTAGCAGCCGCACTAGCACGACCCTTCTTACCTAAATTCTGTGCTTTACTTTGTGGTAAACATTTTGGTTTACCCTCACTATCATCTCCTCTAGCACAATCACCGCGTATCTTGCCATCAGGACCAAATCTTACCCACTTCTCTTTGAACCATTTATGTAAGTTTTCATCAGTTTGTTCTAGACCTTCTAATATAGAACTTTCATTTTTTGTGCTATTGCCCCAGTTGCTAGCACCTTTTTTGCGACACTTTACTAATGCACCACTGGCATACGCACTGGGCCATACTTTATAACGGCTCTTAACTTTATAGTAGCAAGCATCTTTCTTTTCGTTAATCATTTCTTCACTAAACATTGGACCACCGCATTCAGGACATTGTTGGTGGTCTTCATTAGTGTTCTTCACACAGTTAGGATAGCGTTTG